CATTACCTTCCGTTGTTGCTAGATTAACGTCAGCATCACTTGAAAGACTTAACGATCCAGCAATCGCAATATCAAGATATTCGGTTAACCCGTTGTTGGTGATGTCCCCCCAAACCCCAGACTCCGTGCCTGTTACAGGAAGCGGTAAATCCAAAAGGGTAGTGCGGTTAACTGTCATGATTTACTCCGTTTCAACCAATTGCCAATCTGCATTTTGTGAGTTATCAATACCGCCCCAGTTAGCTGTCTGTGAGTTATCAATAAGCTCCCACAAAAGTCCGCCTAACAATAAATCAACAACAATAGCGGCTTCAAACACTGTTACATTGTAGCTGCCTCCAGCTATTGCATTATCATTTATTGATGCTACTTCTGCAACAACGCCACTAAGATCGACCGTAACCGATACGGCATCTGTGCCAAGGGAAGATTCATCAACCAAAGCAAAAAGGGTAATGCCACCAAGAATGCTATCTGCGCCCGTAGCCGACTCTTGAATACTGTCTGAATAAATTTGGTTGGCAATAGTTGAATCAGCACCTGATGCTGTTTCATTAATTTGAGATTGCGCCGCCCCACCCCAAACGCCACTGCCCCAAGGTCCAGATCCCCAAGCTGCTCCACTTAAAAACTCGGTGTCTGCTGTGTCTTGCGCCGTTGATGTTTCTGTTATCGAGCTATCGTATGAAACATTTATTGAAACGGTATCTACGCCAAGTGCCGTTTCATTAATGCCAGCTGTAAATGTATAAGTTGCCGTGGTTTGATCTGTGCCTGTTGCGGCCTCTACAACCTGTACAAGAAAAGTTGTTATTGCACTTATCGCATCAACGCCAATAGCCGATTCAGAAATTGTGCCTTGCGGCGCTAATGTTGCGCTTGTTTCATCCGCGCCTGTTGCTGCCTCTGCGAGAGCAGTGTTTACTGTGAGATTTACGTTTGTTACGTCTGTTCCCGTGGCTGTTTCTGCAATGTTTGTACTTGCGGTTAGATTTGCAAACGGTGTATCAGTACCTGTAGCCGTTTCTTGGGTCTGCGTGTTTAACGTTGCGTTTGACGTTATTTGATCTGTGCCTGTTGCCGTTTCCGCAGCAACAAAATTAAAAATATATTCAGATGTTACGGTCTCAGACGCCGTTGCTGTTTCTGTTGTAGCAGTGTTAAACGTAGCACTTGAGCTTATGGCATCTGTGCCAGTAGCTGTTTCAGCTACTACTGCCAAAGCAGTAAGGGTTGTACTTAACGAGTCAGTTGCGGTGGCAGTTTCAACTACTGCCGATTGATAGGCTAAATCAGAACTAATTGCATCAGTTGCGGTGGCAGTTTCGCTAACTGAACCATCAATACTTGGCGTTACTGAGCCTGCGGTACTCGCATAAGGTGTTTGAGCGTATGCGCTAAAGCCGTACATATCATGTCAAATTTGAAATTTGATCGGTTGTTACGCTTGCGATTTGATCGGTTTCTAGGATCTGCTCAGTTGCCAGAACTTGTATTGTTTCTTGTTGCGGCCACGCACCTTCTACCCAGCTTCGTGTATCGTGCTGCCAATTCCATTGATAGCCTTCACGGTCTTGTGGCTTAGGGTCACGGATGACCCATTCCCAGTTTAGCCATACAAGTTCCTTGCCTTCAGGGCAGTCTGGCGCATCAGGCACTTGTACCCATCCCTCTGTGCCGTCAGTCTCAGGCTTGGGAATACTTCCGTTTTTACTGTATAGCATGTTTGATTCCTATTGCCGAGGGAATGGCGCTGGCCGTGATCGTGAAGCTCGCATAGAGGACTGCCGATGCGGGCGTGTTCCCACCCACTCGTTGATCGTGAGACCGAAAACGGTCGTTGCTGTGGCTACGGCAACTGCTGGAGCCGCCTTGGCGGCTTCACCGGCGATGTCTACTTTATGTTCTGGGGTCATAAACCACCTCACGTTACACGGCTCCAGGCTATCATGTTAACTACTACGGGCTCACTTCCACCCAGCTTGTTGTTGCTTCATCCCAGTTATAAATCTTTCCGTCCTGCGGCATCGGCACAGGCGCATCCCAGAGGCAGGTGTATTCGTTCAGTATCCACGATGGATAGGGCTTAGGTGGGATGAAAGCGTCTCTCTGAGGATCGTAGGTGTAACCGATTGCAGGGAAATTCATCCTTAATGAACCATCTTCAGCGCACCTTAGCCATTGCCCGCCATGCTCTCTATATAACCAATCCCCATCTTTTGTATCTACTAAGTACGTCACCTGATTGACGATGCCGTCTTTCACTCGTGCATACCACGACATATTAAAATCCTTACGCTGTAAAGGTTCCAGCAGTTGTAAATGTGTGATAAGTGTATCCACCAGACGATGTCACAGTACCCCCGGAACCTCTTTGAGGTCCGACGTAACGAATTATTACCACTCCTTGAACGCCGTTATTAGCCCCCGATGCACCACCATTTCCATAAGATCCTCTTAAAGTGTTTGATGAATCGCCGGGAGTAGAACCAGATCCTGCTGTTAGCGTTGCAGATGCAACAAACGTCTGGTTGAAATATCCAGAACCGCCGCCCCCAGCAGATCCGGGGTTATTGTTGGAACCAGCGCCGCCCCCAAAATAACCACCGCCACCGCCACCGCTACCACCGCCGTCACCTTGAGAACCAGAGGAGCCGCCCTGCAAAGCAGATCCAGTACCCGACACTGAAGTCCCGCCAGCAGACTGAGTCCCACCACCACCGCCAGCATCAGCGCCATTTCCTCCTGCAATACCATTTGCGCCGCCACCAGCACCGCCAAGAGCACCTTCATAGGCCGCGCCGCCACCGCCGCCAGCAATCAACCGCGCATTGGCTTGAGATGAGGAGGTGATAAAAATTCCAGAATAGCCACCGCCGTTGCCGCCATAACCGAGGCTTCCGCAAAGACCGCCGCCGCCAACTGCCGCTGTACCAGATCCTGCATTTGCGGCACGACTTCCCCCGCCGCCACCAACCACCACTGCATAGGATGTAGAGGGAATAACATTCATTAGCCCATTGGCTGCACCACCACCGCCACCGCTACCACCGCTACCACCGCCACCACCACCCCACGCAAACATTTCCACTACATAATCTAAGGTACTAATAGCAAAAGCATCTGTCCCAACCCAGCCTTGCGTTGAATCAACATAAGTTAATGTCACAGCGCCCCTATTTGTAATTAAAAGAGTATTGTTAGTTGCACCGTTTATCTTTAACCCATTTCTAGCAACCGTGACATTGTTTATATTCCATGTCCCTGCGTAATCAACTAACTGAACCTGATCTCCAGCACTAGCACTCGCTGGAAGCGTCACCGTAATCGCTGCTGAGGTTGTGTTGACGGGATAAGCATTGCCAGCAGAGGCTGTGAAGTTCCCTGTCTGGACGGATTGCCACGTTAGACCGCCACCGCCTCCGCCACTAGCAGAAATAGTTGTGGTTCCGTTTCCTGGGGTCAGTGTTATGTTTGACCCTGCCGTTAAACCATAAACTGAACGCCCTGCTGGATAAGTTACAAAAACGTTTTTAGTTCCTGCACCAAAATTAACGGCGCTTCCAGAATTACTGGATGAGAGAATAGTGTCTCTTGATAACGTTGTGCCGGAAGAAGTGTAAGTTCCTATACCAACTTCCCAGTTGGACCCGGACTGGTCTGCAATAGTGTAAAAAGTATTGTTGCCGTTACCTACAGCAGCAAATGATTGAAACCCTGTAACTGCACCAGCTAAAGTTATTGTTCCTGTGCCGGTGCTAGTTGTAGTTTCTTGTACTCGGTCCGCGACAACAAAAGCCATTACGCTGACAAACTAAATTGGTACGTTACTTGAAGAACATCTCCGCTAACCACCGAACGATCTCCACCAGTAAAGTCAGAAGCAGAAAATAACGTACCTGTTGTGCCACCTTTAGTATCGTCACTTGTTAAAAAAGCACCGCCAACAGTTGTTGTACCGTTAATATTGAATGATGCTTTACTTGCTGTGTTTGTCACAACTGAAGGATTAGCTGTGGTTGCAGCAGCAAACGTAGCCGCAGGACGCGTTGCATTACTGTACGTTGTGTTCTCCGTCCAGCCAGCATGTGACGACATGGTATCGCCTGCGGCGGGGGTATTAGATGCACCTGCGCCATAAAGACCGATATACCAAGAAGTAATTCTTGAAGTAGCGCCATCAAGCGATGTGCCAGCCATGTATTGGAGGCCAACATTGACCACAAGATTTTTAGACTCAGCAACCCATTTAAGATTGCCATCTTTGTCGTAACATTCAAAAAAATACTTACCCATTGCACGAGCAAATTCTTCTTGTGCGGGACGGGCAATTAATCCACTTGATACGACATCTTTTGTCTTTGCTTGTTCCATTATGAAATCCTCAAAACAGACTCGGTTGCGCCCATAGGCGGGAAAGTTATGGTCAAATTTTGACCGGTTTTTGTTACCGTAGAACCGAAGTTTAAAACACAAACTGCACGATTACCGTTAGTAGAATTGTAAATCAACGCCCCTGCGCACGTAAGAGTAACGTTTGAAAAAGTGGCATCTTCAAACGACCAATACCCTGTTGTTCCTGACGTAGTTGGCGTGATGTTTGTGAGTGCAATTCCTCCAGCGGAATAGTTGGTTCCACTGGATTCACCTGACGTTGTGTACACAGTTGTTTCGGGACCAAGATTAGCGCTGGCTGTGTAAAGGGCAAGTTTAAAAACATTTCCTGTCCCCGTCGTAAAGTTATGCAAAGCTTGGGCAACTTCCGCCTTAAAGCTTGTGCACATGGTTTGGTAGATTGCCATATTAAGTTACCGTTTGCCGGTATTGTCCTGACCGATAAGCATCCTGCCTATCCATACCATCTCCAAGGCGCTTAGCAAGTGCTAAGGCTTCACTGTACTTTTCTTCAACTTTTGCCATAAGATCTTGCTCGGCTTTGATAAACATATAGCCTTCACGCAAAGCACCGTACAAAAGTACAGAATCAAAGTTATCCCCAAGCCATGTCTGCCCGTCTGAGGCTACTGTAATGGACTCTGGATAATAGTAATAATGAAGTTCTACAGAATACGAAAGATCCGGTGTTGGACCTAATATAAATGAAAGTTCATCAGAAACCGTAGCGCCAGATACATAAGGACCAAAAATAGCGTAATGCCTTGGGCGTCCTGTGTTTCCTGTCCCTGTAGGAACAGGGTAAGCCTCACGAATAAAATTAACGTCTTTATTTAACAAGTAGTAATACCGCCCCGTACTGTCAATAATTGCCATACTGTACGGAGCAAGAAAATCAGAAGGACACTGTAAATACCTGTTACCCGAAGTGCATGTTCCTGTTACATTTTTACGAATTGATGGAAATTGAACGGAATTAAAAATACGTTGCTCAGCTTGTTTAACAAATGTAGCAAGCTGTTCGTCCGACGTAAATGTCGTAACTGAATCAGAAAAGGTAATCGTTGGGAAGTCGTTTTCAACGTACCCGCGAATCGCCTTTTTTAATTCCGTGTAGTTCACGCCATTGGTCCCCTAGACATAAAACCTTTAGTAGCTGCCCCAGCCCCACGCATTTTGATACCAGAGGTTTTAACAGGCTTGTCTAACTTGTTTGTGTAAGTACCAACGCTCATAGCGACCGTGTTTGAGTCACTATGGTCAGGCCCACTTCCGGGGTTAGCTTCAACCTTAGTTTTCTGCCCCTTCATCGTGTGTGGCTCAGCGTAGACTGATGCAGGGCCGACTTCTTTACCGCCTTTTTTCATGCTGTAGCTAGCCATTACCGCATCCCCTGATTACGCGCACGTGCCATGTTACGCCCCATTTTACGCATATCCATGCCAGTAGGACCACCCTTTTTAAGCTTAGTAAGTGGCTGACCTTTATGCTTGGCTTTTTCATGCTTATGCACGGCACCAGCAATCATCTTTTTGTCTTGCGCTAAGTCTTTCTTATCCATCATTTACTCCTATGATACGGTGACAGAATTAACCAAACCCTGCGCTACTAAATCATTTGGCGTTAGCGCAGCATCAAACGATCTTGAACCACCAATAGGGTTCCACCCCCATTGAATAATTCGACTACCCATTGTAATCGTACCTAATTCATCTTGGCTAGAATCATTGTTAACAGGTTCGACGCGTAATCCATTAAGCCCTGCTTGTCGGTAAGAGTTTGAGTCTACTCTTGGGTTACGTATAGCTTGCGGATCGTACACCGGATACATGCCAAGCTGTAA